ATTTAGGTTGTCGACTGTGAAAAACCGATTAAATATAGACATCGGCATTAAAGCTACTTGTCTAGGAATATCACTATCAGGATCTCGATCTATGACAGTAACCATATACCTTACTATGTGATCGTATGGTGTATTGTCAGCATATTTAGTTTCTGCATAATCACGTTTGTAGACAATGCAGGGATATTCCAACGTTATGTTCGTCGGAGGCTGAAAATATACATTATCAACAAACGATTCCAAGAGCTCATGGAGCTGCAGGCGTGGGGCCATTATACACCTTCCCAAGTCTTAGCAGCAGACGAGGTCTCTGCACTTCAACGGATGAAATCGTCCACAGAGACCCCGCCCATTCCACATAACGAATGGCAAAGAAATGTTCATTGGCATATTCATCAGCCACAATAGTGATTGAGTTTTGCACGCTGAGATCCATATTTAGATTCTCTCCTTCACGGAGTTCTCTAGAATCACGGATAACATCACCGTAATATGAATACTCAACTATTTGGTCAACCCACACACCAGGTGCGGTTTCTACAGTCTCACCATATCCAACACGACCAAAGAACCTTGCCATCGAGAACCTACCTTCTTATTAGCCCTCGTTCTTGTAGGTCCACTCGTCGTCGACGTTATTGGCGAAGTAATGACCCGGAGCTGCAGCAGCGTAGATCTTGATCGACTGACCTGTGGCCAGCACAACAGTGCCGTTGTCGACCACTACTGCGTCGGTATCCGCACGATGATACACAACACCCGTGGTTCCGTTGATGGTGACAGTCGTTCCATCGAAGGACGGCTCATTCGGCTTCACCAGAGTATCTGCAGAAGCAACCTTCCTGACCACGAGAGCCGAACGGATCTTGGTCAAGGCGCCGGAGCAGCGAGTTTCGAGCAGGTACTTGTACTGGTTGTAGTCGATGTCGAAGAAGTCGAAGAAGTTGACTTCTCCACCCTTGTCCGTACCAAGCGTGTAGTCAGACAGATTCACGATGATACCGACGACATCAGGATAGTCTTCCATGACCTCGACAGCGACGATGGACGAAACTCCCATCTCAGAGGCGACTTCAGAGATGGAACCGTACAGACGACGTCCCAGAGTATCCCTTTGCAGCAGGAAATCTGTGATATACGGCAGCGTCGTGTAGAGAGTCGGAGTTCCAGACCCCTTGTAGAGACGCATGGAGCCGACAACAGCATCGACGATCTCAGACGGGCTCGAGTTGGTGTCATCGATGTTGACATTCACCGTTGCCGCGTAGAGCTCATCATCATTCAGGATCGACCGAATACCTGCACCTTGAGGAGCTCCAACAGGATCCAGAATATGATCCTCGTCAGCCATGTCACGGCCGTCGCCAACGAGAACGGCGCGAGCCAGTTCCTCATCCAGCAGAAGCCGCATTTCTTGCTTGAGCCAGACCACGACATCGAAATCCGTGATATCGATGATGTCATCACGATCCAGCCGCTGCTTCTTGTACACCGTGGTAGGTGTCGTGATGCGCTTGGACGCGCTGATGAACTCTTCCTTCTTCAGGTTGCCCTTGATGTAACCCTTGGCGCGAGCTTCCTCAAACGTCAAGTCGGCGACCAGCGACTTGATCCGAGTAAACGGAGACTTACGTGTCCCGTTGATGACGCCAGACACCCACTCGATCCGTCGACTATCGAACTCCGGGGTATCGGTAACTGTGCGAGCTTCTGGGAAGAGAACATCGATATTCTCGATGCCATGCTTGAGCGCATACGACTCAACGGCCTCTTTCAGCGATCCTGAACGCTGAGCATCAGCGATGATACCCTGCATCGCGTCATGAGTGAGAGTGTGCTTCTCTTCCTTCTTCTTTTCGCCGCTCTGCTCCTCAAAGACGTTGCGGGTCATCCGTCGTCCTTCCTTTTCATTATCATCGTGGACTAGTTCCTTCTTATCATCCGACTCCTCATCGGAAGATTGCGATACGCTTCCTTCAGAATCGCCACTTTCACCTTCAAGTGCCGCACCAACCATGTAATGGACAACAGCCTGCTGCTCAGGACTCATGGAGTCATAAACTTCCTGAACCGTCTTGCTGTTCTCCACATCATCCTCAACGTCGCCGGTGTCTGCCGGATCTGTGGTATCATCGTGAGTGATGTCCAGACCAGTGTAGATAACGGCTTCGTCTTCCAGCGTGACCACATCACCATCAGCGTGAGCCAGCGTGATGTTATCGATGAGAGCACCAGGATTGGCACCCGACAGTACGAGACTCACCTCACGAATGAAGCCGTGAAGAACCTGCTTGGACTTCTCTGTCAACTGATTGGCATAGATGGACAGAGACTTGACGTCGCCGTGATGCACCAACGTCTTGGCATTCTTTGCCTGATCTGAGTCATTGAAGTACCCATAGGCGTAGACACCATCTTCACGATTCTCGAGACCAACATGACCGAGAACGTTTCCTGGTTCACTGTGACTATGCTGCCAGACCAACGGAACGGTCGTCTCGTTCTGATGCGCAAACGCATCTTTCATAATCGTTCGGCCGTCCGAGCACTTAAGACCAGCCTTCGTGGCGTAGCCACTGAAGTCGGGCTTGGCCTTTTCTTCCATTTTGAATGCTCTCTTTCAGTTTTGGATCATCGGCCTTAGCCGTTCCTAGTAGCTAACCATTCCCGTTGTTGGAACCATTAGTTGAGCCAACTCCAGCCAATCCATTACTACCATTAGATTCTGGCTTTGGTGCAGCACCTCCTGGTGGAGTTGTACCTGTAACTTGTGAGAACCCTGAAGGTGTCTGGCCTCGAATGTTGCTGTTGATCAACTTATCAGCCTTAGGATCTGTAGATGGCCTGAGCCCAAGGACCTGTCGAATCTCGTTAGCTGACATAATCTCATTACGGCTGAACACATCGGCAATCTTCGCAATGTTCTCGATCGGGATCAGCCTGAATGGATCGCGGAAGTATTGAATCGTTTGATTCTGCGTCCTGGCTGTCTTCGTCAAGAACGATCGGCGCATGGCTTGAGCTATTGCATTAAGCGTTGGATCGATTGTCCTGTTCCAATAGTTCAGCATCGTCTTCTCATCGGCTGTACCGTTCATGACCTCTTCGGTCAAACCTAACTGGCCGTACAGCATCTGAGTCAAGAATTCAATCTGTGACATGAGATTGTTCTCAGCTGGACGATTCAACTGAGTGATCTTCTCAGTCCCATCTGTATAGGCGATACCATACTTACTTCCCTTGAGCTGGAACTCAATGTCCTGTCGACGCTGTTCCGCTGCTTGTCGACGAGCCTCAGACTTGATCACGTAAGGAAGCTGAATGATAAGATCAAGTTTCCCCGAAGCGGATGCTTCATCCACAGCATCCAGAAGATTCAACTTGTTGAGCAAACGTTGAAGAGTTGAATTTGGCTCGTTCATCACCGCATACAACGGATTTTCAACAATAGCTACAACAGTTTTGGGCAAAGTGATAAGTTGTCTAAAACCAAGCGCTTGATTATACAACCAAATTTGCACGTGTTCCGGATACCACTGAACAACCTCACCAACGCGAAGTGTTAGAATGTCGTATCCACCAGAAGTTATTGGATTAATAGACGTATCGACAGGAACAATTACGGCAACGCCTTTATCAAAAAGTGTCAACGCAATATCCATACGAAAAGCCTGTGCCGCTTGATCAATATTAGCTTCAACCGTCAAACAATTATTGAGCCCACTGTCAAGATCATCTTTGTACCGATCGTCGTCATCCGTACGAATATGACGCATATCGATTGAAGCTACATCAATGCTGAGACGCGTGTAGATTGAGGAGACGATCGAACGTTCATTGGGAATTCTAAGTCTTACTCGATCTGGTCTATATGAAAATGCCGATCCATAGTCGCCTGTATATGGTTGAACTTTGTCGTCTTGATTTGAGAATACATTCCAGGCGTGTTTTAAATATGCACCAAATCCCAACGTTTCACCTCCTTCCCAAACTCATTCGAAGGCCTCCTTGTTTGCTTTGTACGCAATATAGGCGTCCATAAGAGCAGAGACATTATCGATCTTCTCGTCTTGTCTCCTCTTAAGAAGTTTACGATTCCCGTTAGTATCCTCCAACGTAATCGCATTACCCATTGCAAACGACATAAGTGCCTGATCAAAGATCAACATACGCTCTTCACTAAGAATCTTGAGCTCACCCAGAGGAACCGATTCTGTCTTAGCTCCTTGGATCACTTTCTCGATAGCATATGGTCCATTCTCCGCCGACCAACGATCAACAAATTCTTTGGCGTTATATGGATCGAAACCTAATGAACGAACGTCATACTCAGACGATTCTATAAAGGCATCAAGATCATCAAAGACTTCCATCATGTCAAGAACAGTTCCATCCAAGACATGAAGACTTGCTTCGTTGATGAACTCCTCATACTTCTGGCGCATAGCTCCAGGAAGTTTCATCAATGTCAATGAAGTGATGTAACTTCTAGTTTTAACTCCGAATTTCTCATGACTCAAAGGAAAGAGGAATGTAAACGCACAGAAGTCGTCGCCTTGAGAAAGGTCAGCACCAAGTGCACACGGCATCTGCCAGAATTCACGTTGACGATGTGGAATGGTTTCCTCATACGTAAAGAAGTATGTGTAACCCTCCATAGGAATCCCAAAACGCTTGGCTAAAATGTCATTACGTGACGCTGGAGCTTTTTCAGCCCTCTCAACATCCATATGGTACGTTTCATAGGAAATTGTAGCGCCCAGATTCGGATTTGCTTTCAACCAAGTCGACGGATCTCTAACTTCCTCGAGCTCGTCTAGTTTGTAATGCCAGATCGAAACATGTGGTGCAAGGTACTCACCCTTAAGTATGTCCGCAAGTTCCATTTTGATTGTGTCACCAGAACCTGCTCGAACTGTTCCTTCTGAACTAATGGCAACAATCAAATAGTCCTCAAGCTTTGACGCTCCTTGCTCAACTGCTCCGACAACGTCTTCTCGTAGATCTCCTGATAGCCACTCGTCAATTGTAGAGATCTTAGGGCGGAGACCCTGTAGTTTATTGATTGCCATTGGACGGATCTCAAGCAATGAGCCCGTGAGGAAGTTCTCAATTCCCTTTTTGGTTGAGGCAAGTTTGACACGATTGACCCTCGAGCCTGTTGTGTTCTGAAGAGACCCCTCAGTCAGAAACCTGAACAAAGGCCCGCGTGCGCGCGTGATAGCCGTTCTAGCCGGAGACATGACTTCGTCGGCTTGCTTCATAGTTGGCGCCGTAGTGATCTGATGAGTCGTTGACGTATCGACATTCAGGAAGTAGCTATGTATCATTGACGCATACATTGACTTGGCTGCACCACGAGCTACTATCAGATACTGCTTAAGGATCAGCCGTTTCTTGATAGTTCGATGCTCATAGTGGCCGCCATGATTTCCTTTACTCGGTACGTAAACACTTCTTTCAACGAAATAGTACCAACCAAAAATTTGCTCTGACCAAAGCTTAAATGAATCGAGGAGGTGAAGATCAGATCCATCTGTCAGTGTCAACTCCCCTTCGCAAAAGAGAATAAATCCTTCCACAGCTTCATCATCATAGAAGATGTTAGGATTAGCGATGAGTGAGTCAATCCGATTCATCTCCATAGAGATTTCACGATTTACCGGAATGTCTCCTCGCACAACTGCTTCACGGAACCGACCATAGTAAATCGGTGTCGCAGTCTTAGACAAACCCACGCTAATCCTCCCTTCTTAAGCTACAGCAGCAGCGACGGCTGCACCTTTGAACAGATGTTTAACAACTTTCTTTCCAGTATCAGAAGTCGCTAATTTTGAAACTGAAGCAACGCTCTCTTTTCCTTGAGGCGTCTTCATAAAATCACCGACAGCTTTAATTCCTTTCTCATAACCAGACTTACCGACACCAGATCTATGAATCTGCTGTTCAAGATTCGTACGAGTAGCCAAATTTTGTAATTCAGCATTAGAAAGAGCGTGTGTTCCACTCTTCTTTAGCTTCTGAGTTATAACCTTGGCTGCAATTGCATCAGGATGAGCAGGATGAGCTTCTCCACCCTTAGTTTTGATCGTCGTCTTGACCTGAGGATGTGTTTTGGTTTCTACTTTTACTTCACGTGGAGCTCTACGCTCTTCTTTACGTACTGCTCTACGTTCTGACCTACTACTTCCACTACTACTTCCTCCACTACCACCACTTCTATGAACACCCCACTTCATTCCCAGCACACCGTGGTGTTTAAGAATCTCTTCTACAACCTCCGCCGTATCCACACTCATCTCCTAGTCATAGGATAGGGATAGAAAGGAAAATCAGGATCCCAGACATCCGGAGGAACAACTGGCGGAGGAATCCAACCGGTTTCTTCTCTATGTGTATTCAGACGCCACTCGAGCTCTTTGATCTGATCGTTGAACGCAGTAATCAAATATGACGTTGCCGGAGGATCGAAAAGTAGCCGAACACGAAGAAACACATAGGTCTTGACCGCGTTATATTGAATGTCGTCTGCAATGAAGTCAGTCCAAACAGCGGTTTCATCTTCAATCATGAAACCATCGACCGGTCCGACTCCTAGTTGGGTGAGCGTAGAGAACGCACTGTTGATATGAGTAATAATGTCGAGATCGAAGACCGTATAGTCTTCTGCAATCCCCAAGATCTTCTTAGTGCTGATAAGAATGCTTGTTTCCATATACTCACCCCCTTTCTAGGGTGATTGTTACGGTGCTGGAGCGAATCCCCTAAACGCAGCTACAGACTTTCCAGGCTCCCCGCCTGACCAAGCCGTTGAATTCGGTTTCTGATAGAGAAACACGGTAGAACCATTCTTCTTCCGACCGAACAGATGAATCGTTCCATCTGTCGCTGTCTCAGCAGCAATCGAAACCACGTCTTTCGCGTCCGCCAACTTAGACATACCAGCTGGGCCCGAACCTTCCTTGCCTCCGTGCCAGCTTGTCTCACCCTTCTTCTGCCAGGTGTACCAAACCAGATTCTCAGCCAACTCAAAGACATGCAATGAGCCGTTATCACTTACTGCTGATGTGATCAATTGGTCCTCCTCTTGTTCTGGTGCGGGTGCAGGACTGGATCCACCCTGAGCCATTTTGAGTACTTGGTCCATAGGGAATCCTGATCCACAATCCCAATGACCTCCACCACCAGAACCGAGATCTACGTGCTGACAAACACCACGACCAGATCCCTGAGCTTGAGAAGCACTGAGTCTGGTGATCGGAAGGCCATAGTATTTTGCTTCTTCAGCAATCCACTTGGCACAGTTGTCCAACATGTTAGGATGATTGTTCCATTCGCCAGTACTCCACGAAGCGAACGCACATAGCTCTACAGACACAGCCATCGGGTTATAGCTCGATTGAGTCCATGCCTTATTCGAGCGTTTAACGTACTCACCAATCGTATTGGCTTTGTCATCGATCCCAACATGGCTTGAAGCACCCACGTCGCCTTGGAAGAAGCTCCCCAGCGATTCGATGGTTCGAGCTCCCTCGGCAGTATGCAGAACAATGAGACGAACCCCGCTGCCTGACCGGCTTGAGTAATTCGGAGATGGAATCCAAACTCTCTTTAGTGCCATTAATCACCCGGTTCGTCTGGATCGTTCTTACGGACAAATCGTTCGTCTTCTGGATCATCCAATGGAGATCCATGAGGATCCCCAGCCTCTTTCGGCTCAGGACGAGGCTGAACGTCAGTTTTATCGTCATTCTCTGTCGGCTCAGGCTGATCTTCAGTCACTTCGCCAGGAGGCGTAGGAGTTCCGGTCGGTGGAGCAGGAAGAGGCTGTTCTTCGGTACGTTCTTCGGTCATTTGATTCCCTTCATGCATACGATAACCAATGTAACCACCAAGTACTCCTGTTATGCCACCAATACCAGCGATCAGAACTTGTGTAGCGTTCTCAGAAAGCTGAATCTCTGGAGCACCAGGAGTATTATGAAGTATCTGAACAATGGTTCCTATAATAATCAGACAAACAACTACAGATACTCCAATAGCAAGGATAATTGCTACAATATCAACCCCACGTAGATTACGCCGACTCTTCCTTGCTCGACCCATAGGGCGTTAGGGGCTCCGGTGGAATATCTGCTGGACGGAAGTTCTCGGGATCGGACGGAGCCCTTGTATCCCCTTGATCCTTGAGCCTCTGCAAGGCCCTCTCCTGGAAAGACTGCCCCGACTCCTTCGGATCTCCCTGCTTTTCCTGCTTCTCGTCTTTCTCGTCCTTCTTGTTGTCCTTCTTATCCTTCTTATCGCTTACCATAGCTTCGTATCTCCTGGTTGTCTTGTAACAGGACCTCTAGGTAGAAGACTCTTGTCTCCGAAATGAATTGCGTTATGTGTCTGAAGCGACGTAGTTATGAGATATTGTGGATCGATAAGCCACTGCTCACCATGCTTGATATCTTCAACTGATACCGGATTCATATGATGAACCAATAGACCTATATGAATTTCGTAGCCTAATATGCCGAGATCACATCCATGATCCCTCAGAATAACTTGACTACGAACGTGTTTCCATTCATACGTTCTATAGAAACGTTGATTTATCCATCTATCGAAACCAAACGTACTATCTCCTACAACCCCCCTGAGCGAAAGATAATCATACCGTTCTTCGAAGGTTTCTATCCGACGAAGTTCAGAGTACGTCCGTATCTTCGTCATTTCCTTCCAATGGTGGTAATGTCCCTGAATATGACCGCATTGCGGAGAGAGCTTCCATATATAGCTCTTCTACACGCTTCTGCGACTCGATTTGCTCGATCTTGACCCGCGTAAGTTCGTTCTCGTGTTCTAAACGCTGTTGTTCAAGCCGTTCACGAGTCGAACCTAGCTTCAAGAAGTGACTAATCACCTGAGACGACGCTGATCCTTCACGAATCTGCTGTTCAGCGAGATCAGTGGCCAAGGAAATCATCTCGTTCTCCCGGGCCTCAGGAGTTGTCGCGGGTTTACGGCGAGTTCCTTTAGCTTCGGACTGTCTTCGCCTCGCTGCCACGCGACCTCCTTTCCACTTTTGTTACAGTAATTTCTCCCCCGGGGCATTTTTTAAT